ACTCCATTTCCGGCTTGCTTGTATAACTGGCTGTCAGAATTTACAAACTGTGCTTTCTCAAAATAATCATCCGTCCATCCTTGCAATCTGAAACATTCTTTCGGTGTCAGTTTTCTAATTGCTATATAGCATTGGTATTTTTCATACCAGACAGCATATACGGTCAGTTCTTCCGACACTTGTACGAAAATCCCTTGATTGCAACTGGTATCAAGCGTATTTGCTATGTCATGCCCTACTCTACCTCTTCTCGTTTTACTTCCTGGTGCAGCCAAATTTACGCTATCAACACCAACTCTGCATTCCGAATATCCTTGTTTTGTCGCTTCTGTTACTTTTACTGCAAGCTGATTATCTTTATTGACGGTGGACAATGTATTCGCTACTCCGTCATTTCTAACCTCACTTGCGAGAAATTCGTGTCTGGAAATTTCAATATTGCCAGCTTCGTAATCTTTGCGTATTTCTTTTCCGTAATCCGTTCTGACGTTTCGCAGAATTCCGAGTGGTTCAATTCCAACTCCATGCCTGTCCTGTCCAGTAAGTGTAAACATTGGCTCGCCATCTTCTTTAAATCTTCGTCCGTTTTGGCGTTTTTTCGCTCGATCTGGCGTGAGAACTGGAATTGCAACTTTGTTCCCTTCAACCTTATTTGTCGTAAGCGTAGGGCTTAATCCGCAAGAATCATACACATTTCCGTTCATCCCTTTACCTGATGGATTAACATTACACACAACACCAACGCTTCTAGGTTCTTTGTAATCCCTACTTGTTAGTGTTGGACATATTCCTTCATACTCTCTCACTTTTCCATCTTGTCCAATACGGCTTGTGTCAAAAATAATTGGAACTTTTGGCTCTGTATTCCCACCAGGTTTTGTACTTATAGTCGGAGCAAGTCCTTCGCTGCTATATACTCTATCTCTCTGTGAATTTCTTCCATTCAGACAGCCGAACAAATTTAACGAAACACTATTTTCTCCATCTGCTCTTTCGACAGGAAATACTTTTGAAGAACTTCTCCCTCTAAGATGTCCGACAATGAAGCACCTTTCTCTGTTCTGTGGTACTCCGAAATCTTTGGAGTTGAGCACTTGCCATTCTGCATCATACCCCCCCTGCTCCATTTCAATGAGCAATCGGGCGAAATCCCATCCTCCATTAACGCTAAGCAAATTCTTAACGTTCTCAATGAAAAGGTAAGTGGGTTTATCTTCTTCTTTGAGCTGTCCGATAAGGTACATAACTCTGAAAAACAAGCTTGAACGGTTTCCTTGAAATCCAAGTTGTTTTCCGGCAACTGAGATGTCTTGACAATTGTGGACAATTGCTCCGTTTGCAACATATGAGTTGTCTTCTTCAACACTGATGTTATACACTGTTCCAAAATCATCAGATTCTGTTGGCTGATACAATTCTCTGCAAACATATCTTGCACGATAATGTCCTTTAACTGATTTACTAGAGATTCGGAATGTATATGTATCTCTTTGTCGGCATTCCCTTCCTTGGATAACACATTTTTCATCTCTTCTAGTGTAGTAAACAGCTGGAACAGATTTTTCAAGTCGCTGTGCAATAATGCACATGCCAAGAATGAGTGCTGCGCTGGTTGATGTTGCTTCTTCTCGATCACTTCTTCCATCCCCGGACATATATCCATCGAAGAAGTATTTTGCTTTCTCTCGTGGCAAACACAATGCTTCTCTTGGAACTCGTTTCCCATGTGCGTATTTTCCGAACTTTTCAAGGTATTCATATAATTGGTTATTGCACACATGATACTTTCCACAAGTTCGTTCTTTTGTGTAAGTTCCATGTAGTTTCGCTTCTCGCAATCGCTGTTCGAATTCTGCCCTCTTATCATCACTGATTGCGAACACGATTCTTCCTCCACTTTGTCTGTCTTTTCTTTCAACTCTCCACCCATCAGCAAGATAACGTCCGATAATCCACCACATTTCCTTGCTGTATCCATCGGATTCTGCATCAGGCAAAACCATTGTGGAATACCAACTGTCATCAAGTTGTTCCACTTTTTTGAATTCCATTGGCTGATCTGGTTTAGTGACATAATACGGATGCTCTGCCGTGGTTCTTGTTGGCAATATTCCGAATCCATTGACATCCCAGAGTCTTGCTCCGTCCCTATGCATTGTTGCTGTGACTTTTCTCCATCTTCCTTTGTGCGTAAGGACTTTATCTCCGACAGATACATCTTCAATTGGGATATATCCTTTTTCTGTAAGAATATAAGTTCCTTTGGCAAAACATGGGAATCCGAAGCACCAACAGTCTGCTTTCGGGATGTCATCGGCACAAACTCTCCTAATGTCATTTGCGTACCATTCTCCGTTTCTGCATTCATCTTTTAAAATCTCCTTTTGTCGCTTTTTCAGTGGTAATTCTTCCAGTGCATTCCTCTGTTCGTTTGTCAGAAGATGCATGGATATATAACTTGCGGTTGCAAATTTATCAAATTCGCAGAACCCGACACACTCATGTCCGGCAAGCTCCATTCCTCTTCGGAAACCACCTATTCCGGCGAAAAAATCTATAAATTTCATTTTTTTCTACTCGGAGCAAAGGATCCTTTCTGTGCGCACAAATCTCCTGCTCCTTTCTGCAATTTACTTGACTCTAATTTCATCTCCGCAAATCGGGCATAACGTAAAATCTTCAAATTCATTAACGCCCGTCTGCTTTTTTATTAAATCCTCTTTTTCACAGGAAATCTCAATCCCGCATTTTTCGCAAATACCTCTGTACTTGAATTTCCTGATAATCTGGATCATCATTTCACCTCATTCGCTACCAGGAATCCCATCCTAGCAACATTCCTAAGATTATCCCTAATCAGTGCCTTGTTCGGCTGTCTATGCCTTTCCAGATACTCCCAAATTGATTCATCGTCTCTTTCCGGCTCATTCGCCAGATAGTCCACGGAATATTCATATTCAGCTTTTGCAGCTTTCAAACACTGAATCATGTAATCTATCTTTTCTCCTGTGTTCATCATTGCTTCACCTCGTATCTAAATTCCATAAGCGAGAAAAATTTCCCATCGTGATTTTCACAGTAGTTTTTCAGCACATCCATGCAAGAATCACTATTTCCAATTTCTTCTTCATGCACGACTTCTCTTTCTTCATCCACTACAAGGCAATAAATTTTCTGTGTAACCTCGACCTCTTTCTTCTCATGGTCTTTCTTCCACTGTTTTAGGATTTCAACTACTTTGTCAGGATGTTCTCTTCTGTAAGCCGAACAAAACGAATATCTAGATTCTTTAACGAGTTTTCCTAACTCGCAATTTTTGCACTCTCTTGCGCACATATCTGCCAATACCTTGATTGCTTCTTCTGCTGTCAGTTCTTTCTCTACTGGTTCAAACATTTCGTCTGTCCAGTGCCACTCACGTTCTGTCCCTTTAATGCAGTACACATCATCAAGCACTTTTGTAATTTCAACAGTTTTTTTCAGATACTCTTCCATATCGCGTGCAAAAATCTCTCCGCCATATCTGGTATTTTCTTTTAAGTCACTTCTGATTCTTACCTTATCGCCAACCTTATATTTCATCGTGAACACCCTCTTTCACATAAATTCCATTGATTTTCATGCTACTAATCGGAAGCACAACGCATTTCTGACCGTCAACCGTCCTAACATCCAAACAATCCACAAAATCCGTATTCAGTTCCAACTTACCCTCTGCAAATTCCACTTTCAGCTTCTTTGGATTTACGATATTGGTTGCCATGAATAACGTTTTTTCTCCGGCGTATTCATCGTAAACACGGTCAAATTTTTCCATCTGTTCATGAAGAACATTGCTTTCTTCAAAAATCTTCCGCATATCGTCCTTACCGATTTTGTACGGTTCCGGATCAGTTCCATGTCTGATAATCTCATTGTAGATATTCTGATGGATGTCCTTTACCGTTTCGCAATCAGCATTCTCTCCAAGAACATTTTCTACGATTCCATTGAACATTTCTTTCTGTTCATCTGCCGATACCGTCATTTTTGAGCCAAGAACAGAATTTACAAATTCTTCCTGAATATCAGATGACTTTTTGGTATAGTACAGAATTTCATGTACATCCGTTGAGCGATCATTGAATGCCGGGAACAAAAATCCTTTGTCCGGCTTGTCCACTACCCAATCACGCATACGCTCTTGCATCTTTTCTTCCTTGCTGTTGTAGGAAAGCCCCGCCTGTGACAGCTTCACCGGACAAATACTGCAAAGAATAAAATCATATACTTCGTCAGATGCATCTTCCATCATCTTGCCATCGGTAGACTTTCCAGGAATATCATAAGCACCATGAATCAGAATGATGTAATAGTTTCCCGGATAGACATAAGACGTCATGACCTGTTCGTAAAATTCATCAAGCAATGCCGGATCTGTTAGTCTGGACTCTCTCAATCCCATAAGTAATTCATGCTCGTATCCCTCTGGATCTCCACTTCTTTCCGTATCTACCATGTACTGCATATTCAGCAGAGTCTTTCCGATGTTTCCAGATAAGGTTTTTCTGAAAATATCAAAATACTTAAACATTTCTTCTTCCGAAAGTGAAAGAAACGCCTGTTCATCTTCCATTTTCTTCTCTTTTTCGCCGTCCACATAACAACCGGCGATTCTTGTGATCGCACAATTTTCCGGCGTGAACTGCTTCTTAATCTCCTGAACTTCTCTTTTATTCATCACATCAACCCACTTTCTCTTTCTTTGGCTTGCCTTGTTCGTATTTATCGCAATCTGCGACTGAACATCTACGACTTTTTTCGTTTATTCCAATGTAGTCGCATCTCATGCCGGCACTCAAAAAAGCCTTATTTGACATTCTGAAACAACACGATCGGCATAAATGCCTGTCTGCATTCTTCCCTTTGTACTCAGCTTCTCTGGCTTTTCCATACAAAATTCCATGCTTTTTGCATCTTCTACGAATTGTGTTTTCACCTATCCCATATCTAACAGCCAACTGTTTTATGGTAAAACCGGATTCAACTTCTCTTCGCAGCTTTTCTGGATCATATTCTTTTTTTTCATGCGTAGCAGCTTCCGACCTGAGATAATTTTCTTGCTCTATGTATCTATAAACTGATGCCGCTGAAACTCCTAAAGAATCTGCAATATCTTTTATCGGTCGCTTATCATTCCACATCATGAATGCGATTTCCTGTTTATTTTTCATTTACTGTTCCTCGACTGATTCTCTGTCATTTTCCTGTCAATTTGGTTCATAGCCGACAGAAGTTTTTCTTTTGCGAAACCAGTTTTTCCAGATAATTCAAAGATTCTCTGTGATTGCCCCTGTAGCTTCATGCATTCTTCATCAGTTCCGGTCGCATCTTTAAATTCACGAACTAACTTTCTACATTCGAGCCGAACTTCTTCATCAGTCAAATACTTATCCTTAAATGGAATTTCTTCTTGTTTTGCCTCTACAAACCCATCTTCTGAACCATTCCATCCGTATACCTTATTTTCAGTAAAGCTATTTTTCAGTCGTTTACTTTCCACTTCGTAATAAAGCGGGATAAAATAATCCTGTATTCCACCGTCACGATCTTTCGCAATCTCAATCACATTGGACGCTTGATAGATCGAATCATCATCTTTCCAACCAAACATCTGCTTACTCAGCCTGACAAAATCATTGTTTACACGATGGACAATAAATGCATTGTCGACAGCATTTCCTAAATCCGCAGTACCGGAAATATCATCAAGTCTCAAAAATCCCATTGCTTTTCTTGGATGAGCCACAAACATGATATGTATATCGTACTTCTCAGCTATCTTATGCAAGGTCAGTACAAACTCCGTCTGCGCTTCAAATTTGTTGTCAGAAAGACTTTTTATGTTGAATGCCATAAGATTATCCATTATGAGCAATTGTGGCTTATTTGCTTCAATATGCTTCTCTAGCTGTTCTTTTACAGCTTGGAAATCATTGCCGTACTCATTGTTGTACAAATGAAAGTTCTTTCCGAGCCATTCTGCAATCTTTTCTTGATTCTGCTTTGATACATTGTAGTACCCATCGAATTGAGTTGGTTCCGCATATGCTTTTCCGGCAGCCTGCAGATTCATCCATCGCATAAAATTTTGTGGTGATAACTCGCCAGAAAACACAGACACTTTATTTCCGTTCTCCACACAATCTAAACATAACTCTGAAATCAAACTACTTTTCCCGGAAGCGCGCAATCCAGATATTACCGTAACGTATCCTGTCTTTAATCCACGCATCCGTACATCTATGTCCTTGATTCCGGTTTTCACAAATGTTTCCGGCGGCTTTGGCATTTCCATGATGTCCTTTGCTGTAAGGAATACTGGCTTTCCCTCTTTTTCTTTGATGTGTACCGGTTCTTGTACTTTCGGTGAATGAGAATAGATTTTCTCGGCGTATTCCTGTTGTCTCTTTTCGTAAGCATCCGGCTCGTACAATAGACGCACATCACGCCATGTCTTATCAGCACAAGAATTATGAAAGCAATGAAAACCGATTGCACCACTCGCCGTTCTAAAAATACAAGCATCCTTACCCTTGTGATTGCTGTCAAACGGACATTCATCCAAAATATACTTCACACCGTCGGAATAAGATGTTTTTCGATATCTCAATCCGTACTTACTAAGCCATTCATCAAGGTCGAACTCTGCTGGTTGATAATTGTTGTATCTCTGAGGTTTTTCCTCTTTCGGCAACATATCAGCTAACTTCTTAACATATTTAGCATCATTTATCCTGATTTCTTCTGGATCACCGATAACCATACTCATTCGGTGTGGTCTTTCTTCTGTGTTCGCACCTTTTTGTGCCTGCGTTCCGTACAGCTTACACACCCTTGCCGGATTGAAATTTTTCAAGTCAATCTGAATTTCATCATCAGAAAAGTACATATCCAGTACATTCAGGCACTTCTTTATCAGCTCTCTATTTTCATCTGAATTTTTCATTTTCACTCGGTACAGCAAATGGACACCATTTCCGCTAAACCCGAATAACGGATCATAAAAACCAATATTTTTCATAAAGGAATAAACCTTATTTCCGATTTCTTTTGCAGCTGCTACCTGATCGTCACTGGAAGATGTTCCGGTTGGTCGCTTAGGATCTACGTCAATGAACAGCCAATCATAGCCAACAACATCATTGTCACTCGAAGTAGCTTTTGCATTTTTCTTAAAGAAATTCTGTTGCTCCCTACTGTAGCAAGCTTCATTCAGGCTATTCAGTGTTATGTATATATTACAGTTAGCATAATCCCGGATGTCTTTGTTAAATGCTTTTATCAGGTCATCAGCCGTCTTGAAGTACCCACTGTACATCTGCTTACTGTTATAAATTACTCTTACCTCAAAAAGCTGATTCTCCGTTTTAAGAAGCGATATAGCCTTTCTGATTTCTGTCTCACTTATCATTTACTGCTCCTTAAATAATTTCTCCACATACGAATCCATCGAATGTACCAACTTTATACAATTTCCATGAAGTGCATGATTTTTCCATGAAGAGAATTTCTCTTCCATTTTTGATTTTTCCATCTTTCCATTTTTCACTTCCTTAACCCATTTATTGAGTCTTTTCTTTATTTTCCTTTTATTCTCGCCTGTTATTTTGCGAATATATTTTCCATCCACCGTCATATAGTGATGAAACCCAAGAAACCTAATGCCTTTCCTGAATGGTATAATTTGTGTCTTTCCATTCAATTCCAGTCCAAGGCTTTCCAATAGCTCTCGAATACAATCAAGACACCACTTTAAATATTCCTTGTTTTGATGAAACAAATAAAAATCATCCATATATCTTCCGTATTCAACAATTCCAAGCTCGCCAGTTATCATGCAATCCACCGGATGCACCATGAGTAGTGCGTACACCTGTCCGGCTTGATTTCCAAGTGGCAGTCCCGGATTCTCACTGCTGTCTATCAATACATGATTGAGCCATACCGAATAAGGATCCCGGAAGAAATAATCTACAATATCTTCCAAAATCCAATGGTCAATCTCATAAAAGAAATGTCTGATATCACATTTCAATATCCATCCATCAAGACCGTGTTTCTCGTAAAACGCTTCCATATGATCTTTAAGACCATTCAACGCATATAACGTTCCTTTTCCTACTTGCCCGGCAGAATTATATTTGACAAACACATTTTGCAATTTTGGATGCAGAATATTGTCACAGAAAACGTGCTGTACAACCTTATCCTTAAATGTGCAAGACTCAATCACTCTTTGTTTCGGTTCAAATATTTCAAACCGATTATACGGTGCTACCGTATATGTCTGATTTTCCAGTTGCTCTTTCAGAATGTTGATTCCGTCTAAAGCCATCGAAGAAAATTTTGCAGTGCTGCTATTAAATTTCTTGCCAGATTTAGCTTTCCGATAAGCCCTATACAGATTGTCGTAATCTGTAACAATATCCCTATCCATTGATACTCCTTTATATTTGCCTCTAAGAGGGAGGTCTGTTTCCTTTTTGTATCTTCTCTGATTTCGGCTTCATGCCTACTCTTACTGTCTGCAATACAGAATGGGCAAACACCGTTACTGTTGTTGTAGTTATTGTTGTTGATGTTACCGGACGGCGAAACAACCGCTTAACGGAAACAAACCTAAATGCATTTACCTCTGTCTATCTTTCGTTCTCCAAGCAATAGCCATGTGCTTAACATCAGACACCATCTTTGACCAATACCCCATGCTATCCGAATTGATTATGCGCAATTCATGAGACATTTCTATGTAAAACAATAATTCATCACAATAAGTAATTGCTTTTGTTTGCAGTTCCAGGCGATCTCTTTTGTAAGCTTTAATGTCTGTTCTATTTGCTTCAAAGAGCATTTCATATATTTCCATTGACTTATTTTGCATTTTGTCAACAAGCGAAAATCTAAATTTCTTTGGATATCTGTTAGCGTTACTGGTTACTCTTAATGTATGAGCAGCCAACTCTTTTGCTTTCAGAATCACTTTCAGGTCATTTTCTGCCATTATTCATCATCTTCCTCAGATTCAAAGATCGAAGAGGAAAAGATACAAACCGGGCAAACACCGCGACCGTCGAAGTAGTTATTGTAGCTGATGCCACCGGACGGCGAAACAACCGCAATCCATCTACTATCATCATTACAAGATGTACTGCATGGTGTAAGCGTCCACCACCATTTATCAGTGTTCGGCAGTAATTTTCTGTATTTCCGGTATTCATCTACTGTAATGAGTGATACATAGTCTTTGCACTTTCCATATTCCGTCTGGCCGTCAAGCGAGAACAGATCACGCTCAAACCAAACCAAGGATCCTTTCCCAAGTTCATCTTCGATTTTCTTTCTCAGATCTGTATTGAGTTTGAGCCGAAGATCACTGCTTTTCCAGTCATTACAACTATCATCAAATTCTCGGTCTTTTCCGTAAAATTCATCAGCAATAACAAGATAACCTTCTTCAAGCTTGTCCAACACTTTCCATTTCATTCCTGCAACTTCAATGATTTCACCGGTTTTCGGCTTCTTGTATTTTCTTTTTAAGGCGCTATAGGCCTGATTCAATTCTTCCAGTTTTTCTCCAAATTCTTTCAATGTCATCATGTTTCTATTCCTCCGTTACTTTGGATACAAAGATATTAGATTTTAAGATACAAAATGGGCGAACACCGTAACTGTAATAGTAATTGCAGTTGATGTCACCGGACGGCGAAACAACCGCTACTGAATTACCCCATCCTCTTTCTTCGGTACTCCATGCAGTACACGTCCAATACCAATCCGGAAGATTTTTATTAACCAATAAATCATTATATTTTCTTGCTTCATCGAACGTCAGTGGTCTTACTTTCGCATGAAGAACTAAATCTTTTCTCTGCATATCTACAGTTGCTAAACTTACCTGTCTGCTACATAAATTATCTGAACTGAATTCCTCTTTAAATTCAGGGAAAATTTCTTCTTCAAAAAGATCAGACAGCTCTGACGTAAAATATTCGTTACTATCATCATCAAAACTAACATCTTTCCTATACAGTCCTTCTGTGATAACTGCTGTTTTATCGCCTTCCTGTTCCAGAACAATAAATCTCCCGATGCCTGTATCAAACTTTCCACCAACCGGAATTTCGTCCAGCCGAACCTTATTTTTCCGTTCTCTTTCCTCTAACATTGCTACAAGCTCTCTTGCTTTTTCTAATTCTTTGCTCATTTTCTATTCCTTTCTGGCTTACTGCCATTCATCTGCTGCTAATTTGCTTGCCGGTTTCCACTTCTGATTTCCTTGTTCAACATCGCTCTTCTGATTATCTGGATGATCGTCATAGTTGCCGTCTAGTACCTTTGGAAAATTATTCGGCAATACAAACCAGTCGAAAGTAATCACCCATGCTTTCTTGCCACTCGATTTCCCCTGCAAGAAACTGCTGCCTTTCACTTTCTCAATAGCACTCAACACACTGGGCAAACCATATTCATTGATTCTAGCTGAAAGTCTCTGATATCTCTGTGACGAACTGCTCAATCTCGATATTGTTTTAATCCCATATTCAGATAAAGAGTTCCAGGCTTCTACGCATTGTCGGACTTCTGTCTGACGAACAGTATCTTTAGATACTGTAATATATTCTTTATCTTCTTCTATATCTTCTTCTAGTATGCCGACATTAGACGATTGTGTCGTTTGACTGTCAGACGATTTTTTAATCAAGGCTTTCTGTTCAGCTCTTCTGTTCGCTTGATATTCCCTGTCGCGCAACTTTTTTCTTTCGTAAGCATCCAAGGATTGATGTTTATTCCAATTAGGAATTGTAATGATTCCCTCTACCCTTTCAATCATCCCAAACCGTTCAAAGGTATCCAACGCCATTTTTACAGTTGCTTCTTTTCTTCGGAATATTGTTGCCAACATACTGTCTGTATATGGGATAGAATTACTCATAATAAAAACACCAGAATTGTTGGTTTTCCCAGCCAAACAAAGCAGTTTAAACCAAATGACAATGATTGAATCCGATTCAGGGAGGCTTTCGATCAATAGAATTTTTTCGTCATCGAATATATCTGTTGTGATCTTTATCCATTTTACATCTGCCATCTACTCCACCTCCCGTTGTAGTAATTCCAATACCATACGTCCCTGATCCCGATTGTGGCAAAATACAAATTCAACGCCATACTCTTTTTGCATGGTCAAGCAAGCTTTCATGAGGGTTTCGCCTCTGGTCGCTTTTGGATGCAGCTGAACTCCTTTTTTTCTGATAAATAGCCGAGGGTTTTTCCAACTATGCAAATCTTCCAATCGAGTAATCGTTTTGTTATAAACATCTCTGGTATATTTAATCAGTCCACCGGCGTTTTGCACCAATATATACAACTTAATCCCGTTATTTTGAGCCAATATACATTCATCTCGGAATCTGTCATGCTGCTTACCGCAAATATCATTCACAAGCTCCTGAATGTCTTTTTTGGTATCTACCGTCACATTATATGTTCCAAGTAAATCCATTTTCTTTACCGAGATTCCACGCTTCTCTTTTCGGGAAATCACATCCAGGACCTTATCATTCGCAATTATGTAATCGCCACACGGCAGAGGAAGATTTACAATATCAATTCCAAGGCCTTCCCAATACTGCTCTTTTTCAGTATGTTTTCCCTTTTGCTGCGCCTTATCACTAATCAATATCATTGGAATCACCTCTTCTGTTGTAATGCCGTTCATTAAGCACGTATTCTTCTGCTTTCCGCTGATCTGCCAAAAGATTTTTAAGCCTATCTATGAACTGCTTGTTTTGCTTATCTGCATAGAATTTAGCTACCTTTTCGACAAATTCAACCCTGTCTTTCATAGCTCTCCTGTCATTCCTTTGCTTATGTATCCGCGTTGCCACCTTGCATCGCTCATCATAATTGTGGGCGAACTCAATATCATGCAGAAAATCTTGATTCATTCTGTCGTATCTATAAACCTGTGTTACGCACTCTTTATACTCTTTATCGCAATATTTCAAGAAATTCAGAAACTCGTCTATGATTTCAGACGGCTTCATTCCTTTCTCCATCCACAACCGCCTCCTTTCTTTTTCTACACCATTCAGGACTGGTCAGTATGGTGTTTCTTACCAATCGCATATCCACAATGCAAAGTCTACGGAAACCATCTTCCAGACGTTCACAATGTATTTTCGTGCATTGGCTACATTCATCACATTTTGGAAGTTGCTCTCTTACTTTAGCTCTGTAATCTCTCTGTTTTTTTCTGTGGCGTTCTGGATTTTCTGACCAGTTCTTTCTTCGTCTAGCCGCTATCCTTGCTCTATTTTCGTGATTCCACTTCTTTGCACGTTCCTTATCGCGCTCTTTATTTTCTGCATACCATTTTCTGGAACGCTCCCGGTTCTCTTCTTTGTGAGAATTTTCATATTTCCTTGCCCTTATCCTTGCTTTCAAAACAGATTCCGGCACATCTTCCATCTGATCCGGCTCAAAATCCTCGGATTCGAGCCGGTCATATCTACAATCTGCGTAAGGGCAATTGAAGCAATCTGGATAACTGCACTTAGGTGGTTTCTTCTTCAAAACTGTCACCTCTTATGCGAAAGGCAATTCTTCATCAATACCATCCGGGATACTGGTGAAACCGTCAGAGCTTACCGGAGCGCTGTCACCGCCATTTTGCTGACTAGCTTTGCTTTCCACAAATTCATGTTCATCCACAATAACATCTGTCGTGTAAACTTTCTGACCATCCTTGTTAGTATAAGAGCCAGTCTGAATACGCCCAACTACAGCGATTTTCGTACCTTTACGAAGATATTTTTCAGCAAACTCCCCTCGTTTTCCAAAAGCAATACAATTTATGAAGTCTGCACTCTGATCACCATCCCTCTTAAACTGTCTATCAACTGCCAGAGTGTATCTTGCAACTGCTGTAGCATTTCCCCCCTGTGAATATCTAACTTCTGGATATTTAGTCAAGCGTCCCATCAAAATTACTTTATTCATCCTTTATGTCTCCTTATCCGGCAATCTCTTTGATTCAAATCGCCATTTTCTTGCATCGTCTCCGATTTTCTGCCACAACCTTGCTTCTGCGAGCATCGGAGTATCTTCACATATTCCAAACTGGAATTTCTTAGCCTGTTTGTTGTAGATTCCATATTTTGCACCAGGTTTACCATGCATCTTCTCAAATCTGTTCATTTATTCTCCTAAAACGGCATCAGCCTAAATTCTTTCTCAGCTCCTTTTTCTGCAACCCACACATCCACATCACAGTCAACTATCTCCTGTATTTCTTCCGTGAACCTCACTGGATTGCTATTTCCGGTGCTTAAATGTATCAAGCCTATACTTCTTAGACTTACGCTGTTAATCTTCTGTATCAGCCGTTTACACGTTTCAAGTTCCATGTGACCGGTTAATACATGGTTGTATTTAGGACCACTATCTTCAATTCTGATATAGTCCTCTGCATAATTACATTCGATCAAGCCGTAGTTAATATGCATTTTTGAGAAATCATACGGGCAATACTCAGCATCTGTGATGAAGAGAATCCGTCCATCCGGTGTATCAATCAGCCATCCGTCACATTCTGTTTCTCCATGTGGTACATGGAACGGAACCACTTCAAATGAGCCTATCTTCTGCCGTTTCATCCTCTGTAAGCCTATGGTTTTCTCTCCCATTACCGTTTCAACATCTGTTTCGACTTCATCAGAGGTGAATATCTTTATTCCGTACTGCATATATTGCTTTATATATCCGGCGTGATCGCCTAACCATGCTCATGAGATAGTAAACAACCACTAATCTTGGAAGCCTGGTAATCAATTGCTTTCAGCATTTCTTTCGCCGGAACTCCGCATTCCAGGAGAAGAATATCTTCTCCGGAAATTAGAGCATATCCATTACCGGACGAACCAGATCCAATTACTTTTATGAGCACATAACCACCCCCTCTTATTTTCCGTAGAACTCTTTCCTCATATCCACGACACTATACTGCTGCCAATGTCCGTTGAATGGTTTCTTTTCCTTTGAACAGATGAATTGTTTGCAGATCTCCGGTCGGACCGAATAGATTCTGCACTTCTCTTTCTGCTTGGAATCATCCATGAACGGGCAAGTCATATCAAAAGTATCATTGGATACCGGGAATAAATGTTTAAATTCCTTAATGTCGTGCTTTTCCACGAATCTGTGAATTGTAGCAATTTCCTTCTGAGTCATCGGAAGATAATTTGAGCAGCAAGCACCGCATTGCGTACACTTCCCATTATCTGTAAAATCGTACACGCCACTGTTCATTTTATCTATCGCGCTTTTTAGATTATCCATCTTAGTAATCATGACTTACTCCCTTGCAAATTCTGGCGTTTCCACTTCAACAGCTTCAGATTCAGCTACTACAGATTCATCTTCCACGGTAAATTCCTGTGAATTTTCGTTTTGCTTGATTTCTTTCTGCACTTTCGTCTGGATATCTTCTCCGAAATCATCTGAAAAATCATTATCCAGTACTTCCTCACGTGTGTACATTCCAGTGGTTAATTCAGGGCAGTTCAGATTAGCGAAGAAAGAAGCTGCACGATATCGAAGCATAAGCTGTGGAAGTGTTTTCCATTTGGTTCCATTCTTCTTTGTCCATCCCTCCGCATCTGCCATGTCCATAGTCACTTTGATTCCATCTACCCTGCGACCATCTTTAGTAGTCCAGCACTTGCACGAATACGGCTTCCCGTCTTTTTCGGCTTCATCAAACTGCAATTCCATATCATACTTTTCAGAATTGTTAATCATTGCAATTAAGAAACTGCTCTTCCATGTCGGTCTTCCCTGAATTACATACAGATTCTGTATAACTGTAAGCGGATCAATGTCAAATTTCTGTGCCTGCGAAATGGCGATCAGACAGTTGGCATCATTTTTCTGGAATGTCTGCGGTACAATCGTGCTTCTTGCCAACGCTTTAGCCATCTGCATAGCCATAATAAAATTATCGGACGTGCCAAAAATTCCAAGACTGTAATCCGTCACTTTGTTATTTGAAGCTGTCACAACTTCTTTTTTCTTTTCTACTGCTACTTCATTTTTTTCTGTCATATTTTTCTCCTAACTATTTGACTGATTCAATATGGTATCTTCCGTATCCAGAGCTCCTTCCACTTCCGATACCAATTCCGAATCCGGCAAGATTGATAATATTTGAGATCTGCTCTGCCGAATATACGTTTTCCATGAATGACACAGTAAATGTTGCTCTCCACCCGCTAAACCGATTAAGATGAACAAGGACTGGACTTCCTTTCTTTGGAGACATCAATTTTTCGTCAACATAATGCCCTGCGAATGTGATAGGTACTAAATTGTTCTTCGCCATAATATTTACATTGGCATCGAATTTAGTTTTGTACTTATCAATTTCCGCTCTGACTACCGCGTCTCCAAAAGACTTCTTCAATCCAAAAGCTGTAATACATGGAGCATTTTCTTCCAGAGCCTTAATGAGTCCATCTTCCGAAAAGTCAGTTGGCTTACCGTTATACCAGTGCATTGAAGTAATGATTTCTTCCCACATATTAGGAACCTCAATGTCCTTTGCCTTGTTCTTTCTCTTGTCTGTAAGCTGTTTTACTGTTACGTCATTCATCTTATTGAGAACTAAATCTCCATCCCCAACGATTGTTACATCTAACTGAATAGGTGCTAATGTATGTAATGTGATTTCCTGTGTTTTATTTGCCATGATTTATTTTCCCTTTGCCTTGTTTGATAATATTTGATTGTGTTATGTTTTAGCCGATAGCCTTAATAGACGATATGATGTAATGTCCTGTAGTGAAGCGTGCTGTTCTATTTTGTCCTGTTCAGTCCTACTCTATCTTTTACCGAGTTATTTTTTTGCGATATTCATACCGCCTGTTAAGACTACCGACTTCGTACCTCATAGGCTCACAAGTGACAATAATCACTTGTAAAATAATGTTTTTATAATATGTTATACTGTTGTGCAGTGTCATATACTGTCTTGCTCTGTCGTGTTATGTGGCTATTGCCACTTATGAACCTACGAAATACGTCTTGCTTCAAGCACTTAGCAAGTGAGATAAAGTGTCCTGTGCGATGCTATATTTTCCAGTTTTGATTTGTCCTGATTTGCGAGATTTTATAATGCACAATTATATAATCCAATGATTTATGCTCCGGTGGCTTTTACCCCACCCACTAAGTGCTTGAAGCGTTTCAATATTCAGTTGTTAAAATACGATTTTATCAATCGCCGTAAATACATCTTCCAGCTCTTTCAGCATTTTGCATTTGCGCTCAATGGATATGAGATCAGCTTTTGCAGATGCAAGGAGCTTTTCATATTCATTTTTGTCTTCCATAATCACCTTAACAGGCTTATATCCCTCTTTTTTGCCAACATTGTAGAATAACCTGTATTGAGTCTCTTCGCGTTCTATCGGCTTAACAACAAGCTCACACATAACCGTTCTTGCCTGATGCAACCGGTACTTTTGAGCTGCTATGGTATCATTCCATTCAAAGCACTTGTGAAGCTCTGAATCCGGATTCCTTGCAAAGTCAACTATTTGTTCCGGCGTAATGCTGTTCCCAAGTTGTTTCAGCTCGTCATCATCAAGCAACACATCCAGAAGCATTCCAAAGAAATCAGGAACAGGCTCTTTATCCTTATCTTTATGAGAACTGCTACTATCATCATCGTCACCAAATTTTTCTTTTAACTTTTTAATTCCATCTTTAACACCATTGATTGAATCAAGTAATTCTTCCTTTTCCGTCATTGCTGACCGGCGAACAATCTTATTGATCCATTCGTCTGCATCTTCTTTCGACATATTTTCTTCAAGCATTTTTCTGACGCTTCTAAGAATTTCTTTTGTCTCATGAAGTATAAGTGGAACACGTCCCTCAATCTGTCCTATTCCGTTTTCAAATTTAATCATCCTATTTATCCTCGCTTTCTACTTTTAATTCCTTATCATCAGTTACCGTCAAATAAATCATCTGCGCATCCATTTCCGGTACATTAAAATCATTTATACTTTCTGCGTTGTCCACGAATATCGGACAGCTAACTCCGTACAGATTTGATAATGAATGGATAATGTCGAGTCCTGCAACAATTCTGTGACCATTGTTAAGACTGGACAGTGGAACTCCATTTACTGTACATTCGCACGTTTCCTTGATTCCGCCATTGATCTGCTCTGCAAACAGCTTGAATGATACAATTTTGAACATTCCATTGATCTTATCAGAAATCATATTCATTTTTGTTCTGATGAAATCTTCCACAAGATCAATCATTTGTTCCTGATCTGCAATTTTCTGTCCGACCGCTTTCTGTTCAGCTTCCAGTTCAGCAATACGAGCTTTAACTTTTGTGTTATCTGCTGCCATAATCTTTCCAGTAATTTCAGCAATCTCATTTTTCAAAACCGCTTTCTTCGTTTCAAGTTCTGCTTTTCCAGATGTATCAGCACTCATAACTTCGATCTCTTTTTCAAGTACCGAGATTTTCTCGACAGTTGCCAGGTATTCAGCATTTTCAGAAACATCAGCCGTTATTGGGTATTTATCCAGTGCTTCTTCGGCTTCATTGTGCGTTTTCTGCTTTTCTGCCAGTTTTTTACTTTCTTCTGCCATCTGGTTACGAAGTTCCTCTTCTTTTGCCTTTAATTCATCTCTAAGAGCTGCTGACTGCTTCCCGTCTGCTTCAATCCGAGCCAGATTTTCAGCACGCTTTGTTTCAAAAGCTTCTTTATCTTTTGCGTATTTCGCTTCATATGTAGTTTTACGAACCTCATAATCAGCAATCTTTTTCTGTTTAATTTCTTCTGGCAACGCCTGTCCACAAGTAGGGCAAATAAGAGCATCTTCTGTCAGAGGTTCAAGTGGTGTAAGTGCCGGATAAGCTTTTATCTTTTCGGCTTTCCATTCAGCAGACAACCGCTCTGTTCTTGTTTTCTGTGCTTCGTATCTGCTATGTGTCGCATTGATTTCATCTGAAAGCATTACAATTCTATGATTTACGTCTGCGAGGTCCTTTTCAGTAGCAGCTACTTTCTCTCTTGCTACTTTGGAATTTTCCATAAGCTTCTGATTCTCTGCGTTCTGAACCTCTGACAGATGCAGTTTAAGATTCATAATTTCCTCACGTTTGGAGTTGATTCCCTCTAATTTGCTGTTACCGCCGGAGATTTCATCTTCTACTTTCTGCAGAGCCACTTCTTTGGCTGCTTTTTCAACTTCTAACGCCCCTACATCAGCAATCACAAGTTGTTTGGAGATTTCATCAATACGTGCCGGGATCTCAACCATATCCTTATTCAATGCCGTTTTCGCTTTGGTGTATTTCTTCAAAATATCTTCCGTGCTGGCAATTCTCAGCTCCGGAATCAGTTTTGTGTATTTCTCGCCGAACGTTTCAGCGATTTCCGAATCAGAGAACGTTCCAACAAACTTCATCAGAATCTCACGCTGTTTTTTCCATGGTAATGCATTGAACGCCGCCGGATTGGTAATCAGTGTGAAAATATCTTCATCAATGATACCGGCAATAAAATCTTTGAAATCTTTCTGACTTTTTGGATATCCGTTGATTCCAAACTCATTGATATTGCCCTGTAACTCTGTAGTGCCGGTCCCACGTTTCTTTACCCATTTCTGCTTCTGGACTTTCTTTAACTCATATTCATTACCATCTACAGAAATCTTCGATTCTACGGAAATCTCAATGTTATCAATCATCTTTCCGTTTTCATCTAATGGTCTGATATCAAAGTTGGAACTTCCGAGCGAGTCCCTTTCAAACAGCAACCATGTAAATGCATCAAATATGGTTGTCTTTCCAGTGGCATTCGCACCGGAGATTCTGGTTTTATCTCCAAAATCAATCGTTTTGTCCTTGCATCCCTTAAAATTCTGGATACGCATGGATAACAACTTAATCTTCTTCACCAACGATTACCCTCTCTTTCTTATCAATACTTTTTGTATCTGAACTGCTTTTATGGATAATGTGTAGATAGTCCGTATCTTCAAGCAGATTCATCCACTCTGCCGGATCAAGTCCGACAGCCACCAATAATTTTTTATTGGCTAAACTTAATTTCTTTGGTTGCTTCATAGTCTCTCCTTGTGTTACTATGTAAGTGGTTTTATGTATTTGCGTCCTTTGAAGTTGCCGCTTCGGGACGCTTTTTAATTGTCTTTACACCTTTATCATCCAGGCAATCTGCAAAATTCTTCAGATATGCGATCGCCATACTTTTGTGATAGTCTGCTGTCTTATCAACTCTTTCCAAAGATTCAAGAGTTGCGATCATCTTATCAATTTCCGATACTCTCATAGCCAAACCTCCTATCCAAAAAGCAATTTGTGAATGCACATCCCGGCAATAATCAGCACAGAGCCGCCAGCTCCAACGATTGCACCGAGTGATTCATTTAAGTCCTGTGACATTTTTCTTTTTCTCATTGCAATACCCTATCCGGCTAATGCCCTTTTCCCTGGAATTGGTGCAACCATAAGGGAAATATCCAACTTCTCTTTTTTAATGGCTTCATTCAGTTCATCCACTGAATTGATTCCAATTGCTTTCAGTTCAGATTCAAGCTTTTTCAGTTTTTCTTCCATATAAATTATCCTTTCTGTGTTATAATGATTAAAAACATGTGTGAGGTGCCGTTATGTCTAAAGAAGAATTAGTAATCCTTAAATACATCAATGAATATAAGCAAATTTCAAAGAAACAAATTTATGACCATTTTCATAAAGTTAATCATTTGAAAAAACTTTTATTTCGTAAACGTTCTGCCGAGAAATACTCTGACAATTCCATCAATGGATTCTTATGGTATCTTGAAGTCAATAACGACTATATCCGTGAGACGAAAGATGAAACGTCATATATCATCACAGATAAAGGAGAAATCGAAGCTTACAGTTATATCATCGAACGTCACGAAATTTGGAAGAACCGTATTTATGGATTCATCTTCGGCACTATCACTACACTTATCGGTGTTTTGGTTAGATATCTTATCGGGTTATAGGACTCCTATAATCCACAAGATAGCCATTGTTCCGAGCCAACCGATTAAGTAGAAAACCCAGAAGTCATTGTCTTTTTTCATGCTATTCCTCTTGTAATCTCGAATTGATTCTTTTACCGCATCCAAATTCTTCAATATTGGTTGTTTTGAGTGAAATTGTTTTCACCGCATTACACATTGCATTTAATGCCATAATCTCAACTCCAAGTCTCTTCTCTACATCGTAATTACCGGATTCTCTAAGACTTTGAATATCCTCATAAACCTGATTACATAGAATCTTGATTTTCTCCTGCATCAGAATCATCACCGTCCTTTTCTTCCTGTATTTCATTAGTTCTAACAACTTTCGGAGCGTATCCGTGATAAAATTCTTTCGTAAAAGCTTTCTTCACAATCATCTCCGGTGGCTCACCCAATTTTGCTTCAAACCTAAATCCCTTAAGATTCTCGATTTTTTCTCCATCAATGTATACTCTTACCGGGTCGGCATCACCATGTCTTTCCTTTTCCCCAATATGAATAATGATTTCCCTTTCCGGGATATATCCGTATTTATTTGTATTTTCATCTTCATATCCAAAGAAATATCCAACAGGGACTTCTAAGTAGTCTGCAATTTTTATCAATTTGTCAGCCTTTGGACTGCTCTTCCCGGATTTCCAATCGCAGAACATTGTTTGAGGTATCCCGGTGTCTTTTGCTACTCTGTATGCGGTAATCCCTCGCTCATTCAATAGCTGTTTAAATCTTTCGTACAACTGTTTCACTCCATTCTTGAAAATACTTAGAATTTCCTATATAATTGAATTATCCGAAAGGTAGGTGACTCATATGAATAATGAGCAGATCGCTCACGATTTAGCTATAGCTAAACTCGCAGGTACAAATCTTTCCGAGGAAGAAATGGTCGAGAAATATTACAATTACACTGAAAAGTTTCTCAATATTTTAAATCAGAAAGAATCAACACCGGCGGTAGCTTCATACGCTAACCCTTTAGTTATATTGGCTGCTTTCTCTCTACAGGCAGCCAAATAAGAATAATCTGCCGTATATTCAAACTTGTCTCGCCATTCAAGCACGGCGCGCGCGCATTCGATGATAAGTTTCAAATCTTCTTTTTGCTCTTTGTCAAGATTCCCTTTTGCCAATTCGTTTCCGCGAACGCAAATCTGACCAAACAACATGCTTTCGTATTCCTTTGCTGTATGAATGTTTTCTTCGCTGCATTCATTTCCGCATATCGGACATTTCATCTGCTTCTCCTCCCTACTCCTGCTCAATCACTGGAACATATCCATGTTTCTTCAACTCTTCGTAAAGAAATAATCGACCTTTCTGCGTCCATTCAGTCTGCATTACCACATCTGCCCTGCCGTCAGCTCTTGTGATATCAATCGTCCGGCTGTGAACATATCCGTTATTCTGGTACTTTGAGTACAGAACCCATTGACCGCCGACTTTGTACTGGATTTTCAAATCTTTAAGAATCTGGTTCAGCTTTCTTGCGCTGATTCCGTAGTCCTTTGCAATCTGCGTTGTAAGAACCAGTGACTTCGATTGAAGAATTGTATCTACATAATTTGCTTTTGGCTGTAATTCCGTGATAATCTGCTGTTGCTCAACTACCTGTTCACCAAGGAATTTACATCTGTCTTTCAAAGATTCGATTGACCTATTCGCCATCTTTAAGGCTCTTGCCATAATCTGTTCCGGCGTGTTCCATGCTTTCTCGAGGTCGATAAGATAATCTCTACATCTTTTTCCTTTTTCAGTTCGGCTCATTAAACAAATGTGTTTCGCCATTAGTACAGACATTGAATAATCTTCAAGTTCTCTTCTTGCTCCGTTATTTACAACCGTACTCGATGTACACTTGTTATAATCTTCGCCCTCTACAAACAACTCTTTGTTGGAATCAAACCATCGGCTAAATCTTGATGCCACTCCAAGAGCTTCGTGTAAATCTCTTGCTGAGACTGTTGGATTATCTGCGTCGTAATTGATTTTTAGTAATTCGTTCATCTTTCTCCTTTCTGCTGTGATATAATTCATACATCTAATAAATGGAGGTACAAATTATGGTTTCTGAAACAAATACTATTGATTGGAATGCTACTGCTGCTTGGATTGCTCTTGCCGTTTCAATCATCACACCTGCTATTTCACTTTTGCTTAACAACATTCACCAAAGAAAATTGAAAGAAACAGAATTAAAAAATGCTCTAATTATCAAGCAATATGATGAAATGAAAAATGTAATTATTGAATATCACAAGTGTGTCTCAACAAAGCTTCATATGATTAGTGCCGGAGCAATCAGTGAATATGAGCTTGCATACAGAAAATTATTTCTTTTTGTCCCTAATGAACATTGGGAAACGCTCGAGAAATTTAACAAAACATTACTCAGTAACAGCGATTCTGCTTCCATCCAAGAACAATACCTTGAGATTACAGAAATATTGGCATCTTTACTGCAAGATACGCAAAAACAAATCCCAACATAATATTCATGAGCAATCCTGCGATTCTCCAACCGTATTCACTTCTTCCGTGCCAGTATGACATGATGCAAAACAATACAGTCACAATCCATATTGGCACGATGTTTAATTCGTTCATTGTTCTCCTTTCTAACCACTTGTCTGGATTGTCTTACGCTCATTTTCAAACTGAATAAGATCTTCTTCCGATATCCTGTACTCTCGTCCGAGTTTGATCGCATTTAGCTTATGTTGGCGAATCCATTCCCAAACGGTAATGACCTTGACTTTGTATCTTTCTGCCACTTCGTCACAGGTGTACATTTTAGCCAAAAATATCCCTCCCTTTTTATAGTTATTTATACTTGTGTTTGCTTCGGTTTAGTGATATAGTTTAGTAAAACGAATCATACTTATATCGCAAGCGAAGCACTTCACAGAATCGAATTTTACTTGGTCGTTTACTTCGGTTCATTCAAGTATGCTCATACTATACCACCGAATACTTCGGTTGTCAATAAGTATTACTACGTTTTTGACAAAGTATTTTGTTTTTATGAAAGGTGGACAAAAAATGTATGAAATTTTTGAGCAATTATTACAATCTCACGGAATAAGTGCTTATAAGTTTTGCAAGGAAACCGGTGTGTCTCAATCAACCATTAGCACATGGAAGAAAAAGAACTCAAAATGTGGAATGGACTTAGCAGAAATTGTCGCTAACTACTTCGGAGTTGCAATAGACTACCTTATGAATGGCGAAGACACCAAAACAGAAATTACCAATCAAGGATACTACATTGATGAAGAGACAGCTCGGACAGCACAGGAAATCTACAACAATGACAAGATTCTCTTTGATGTATATAAAACCGCAGATAAAGACAGATTGATAGCATACGCCAAAAAGTTATCTGAATTGCGAAAATTAGAGGAAGGTGAGGAATGATTGTACTACAAAGGATATTATATAAACGTGGTAATGCTAGATAAGTCATATGGCATTCCAGGATGCGTCAAGCACAACGCTGATGACTCTTATACAATATTCATAGATGCATCATTAAACTACGAAAAACAGCATGAAGTGTTCTTGCATGAAATGAGACATATTATCGGAAATGATTTTGAAGAGGACGATGTTCAGAATATCGAAATGAAAAATCATATGTATGATTATTTTCTGGAAATGTCAACAGAACTGTTTCCGAATAGGAAAAGGTTGCGGATTGCGAGTGCGAACTAAATATAACATTCCAGAAAGAGGGTGAGAAAATGAGTGAAAAAACATATATAGCAATGGATCCAGATATTGCTTGCGTATTAGGAGTCAATGAGGCACTTGTTATTGGGAAAATTTCTGCATGGTTATCCAATAATGAAAAAGACGGAAAGAACTTTTATGATGGCAAATATTGGACATTCAACTCTTTTGAAGAATGGCAAAGAAAAGATTTCCCTTTCTGGTCTGTGCGCACCATAAAACGGATTTTCAAAAGGCTAGAAGATTTAGGCGTATTGGTTGTTGGAAATTACAATCGAATGGTTCTGGATAAAACCAAATGGTACTCTATAGACTTTGGAGTATTAGATAGATTATGCGAATCACAAAATTGTCAAATGGATTCGTCTTCTCGATTGTGCCAAGTTGACACTATGGTAGTGCCAGATTGTCACTATGGAGAGTGCCAAGTTGACACTGACAATACCAAAGAATATACAAATAATAATACAAAAGAATCATATAATGTAAATGGTGAGAGTCCGAATCCATTCGACTCCCACGCAGATGGTCGCTTCGCTGATTTCCAAGGAAGAGAAAAAGAAATTCTACATAACGGAAATGATTTTAACTTTGGAATAATCCGTAAGGAAGTTGTAGCAGCTTGCAAAAATTACGGAGTTGTAGACGACTACGATACAGAGAATGCCCTGTGCGTTGTGGAATACTATCTAAAATCGTTTAAAAATACTTTCGGGGAGAATCATCCATTTATCAGTCAAAATGCCATGAACGGCGTTATAGAGCGTTTCTTCGGTGGAAGTGATATTGTAGAATGCGACCCAGAGATTTATTTCTCACTAATAGACAAGCACTTCGCTACTGTTTACGATGATTGCGACTATAATATCTGCCACTTTATGACTGATGGAATTAGGCAAAACAGAGCTTATGAAATCGGTATAACCGCCTAGAGCGATTATATAAATACTTTATACAAGTGGGATAAACCTATGAAAAGAAAAATTGTAGCAATGATGTTAATTGCAATGATGGCAGTCAATGTAACTGCTTGCGGTGGCTCTGCTGATGGCAGCTCTACCGAGTCAAAGAAAACCGAGTCCACAAAGAAAGAGAAGAAAGAAAAAGAATATGTGGATAATATTGATGCTGTAGCGTCAAAACCAGATGATTACAAAGGAAAATACATCAAATTCTACGGAATCGTATCAACCGTTGAAGATGCAGACGATTTCTACGGTTGCCAAGTATATATAGATTTGGACTACAATAACAGTATTTTGCTTGAAATTCCAAAAGATGTCGTGAACGAAGCTCCAAAACCAGATGACTTTTTGAGCATTGATGCCGAAATCGAAGATTCGAGAGATGGACAAACTGTTATGGGCGTTGATTCTACATGGGCATATCTCAAAGCTGACTCTGTAGAAAAAACCACATATATTGATTCGTTTGGCAAGGCAGAAACAACATGGGATTTTACTGATAAGTCAATTGATCAGAGTGGAATCAAGGTTGATGTAACAAAAGTAGAATTTGCAAAAGATGAAACAAGATTCTATGTGACAGTAACAAACAATTCTTCCGATACAGTTAGCTTGTGGACATCTTCTGCTAAAGTAATACAAAACGGTCAGCAGAAAGACCAGTCTTACGGCAATTATTGGGGAGATTATCCAGAGGTATCTTCTGATATTATCGCTGGAGCATCATCTTCTGGAATCATGGTGTTTGATGCTATGGACCCATCCGCTCTTCAACTTTATATCGAGGGTTCAAGTGACAACTGGGATATTGAGCTTTCGCCTTTTGTCTTTGATTTAGCGCAATAAAACAAAAGCCCCGATGTTACCAACACCGGGGCAAACAGACACTATCTGGAAGATAATGCCAATTATCGCAAAATTAGTATATCATCTTCCAGGCAGCCACGCAAGCGGAACAAGCGTTCTTCGCTGGCTGTATTTTTATACCTATTTTTAGAGAAAGGATGATATATTTTATGGCAGAAAAAGAAAAGGTTGTGGCATTGTATGTCCGTGTATCTACCGGGTATCAGGTAGATAAGGACTCTCTCCCATTCCAGAAAAGAGAGTTGAAAAATTACTGTGAACACGTGCTACACATAGATAAGAAACGAATTGAGGTATTTGAGGATGCCGGAAAGTCAGGAAAGAATACCAAACGTCCAGCATTTGAACGAATGATGGAAAAGGTAACGTCAGGGCAAGTATCTCATGTGATCGTGTATAAAATTGACCGAATCTCACGAAATCTTGTGGATTTCTCTCTCATGTACGATGATTTCAAGTACAACAACGTAACCTTTATCTCGCTAAACGAGCAATTTGATACCTCTAGCGCAATTGGTGAAGCCATCCTTAAAATTATATTAGTGTTTGCAGAATTGGAGCGTAAACTCACATCAGAGCGTGTAATAGACGTTATGATCGGGCGAGCGCAAAATGGACAATGGAACGGTGCACGTGTACCTTTTGGGTGGGATTATGACGAAGAAATACAGTTTCCCGTCCATTCCAAAAAAGAAGCCCAATATGGTCGTAATATGTATTATATGTACCTTGAATGCAGAAGTACTGTTAAAATCGCAAGATATAATAACGAACATGGCATTCCAACAAAAAGAGGTGGCGAATGGTCATCCAAAACCGTTGCTGACTTCTTGCGAAATCCTATGAACCGAGGCGACTATCGCTACAATTACCGTGAAAGTTCAAGAGGACGGAAAAAGCCACAGTCAGAAGTTGTCTACTTAAAAGGTGTATTTCCACCATTGATTGAACCAGAAATATTCGATGAAGTAAATAGAATTTTGGATGAAAATTATAAAAAGAAAAATACAAACTATATGTTTCCTATCAAAAAACAGTGCAATATTTTTTCTGGACTTATTGTTTGTGAAAAATGTGGAGCAAATTATCAGGTATGTAGAAAAGATGAACGTAGGCTGGATGGTTTTCGCCCATCTAATTATGTTTGCACAAGAAAACGTCAAAAGGCAATATGTGACAGTTTAAATGTGAGCGAAGTTAAAATAGGTCCATTTATGATAAATTATATAGCAGCTATGGTGGAGATATCCAAAAAGCGGAAAAAGATAAAAGATTGCAAAGAATTAGAACAGCTTATATTATCTCATATGCAGTTTACGGATTTAGCTGGAATATCAGATGATAGCTTGCAAGAAACAATGGATTTATTATATGGACGGTCAACCAACATATGGTCATCATCTCCTATTGAAAAAGAAAGTCAAGATAACGAGAACAAAAAGAATAAATTGAAAGAAAATCTCCAAAAAACAGATCGTGCTTTGGAGCGATTGAAAAAAGCATACCTCTTCGATGATGATGCAATGGACGAAAAAGAATTTCTTGAAATGAAATCCAAACTAGAAATAGATAGGGTAAAAATTGAAAATGAAATTAAAGATATCGACAATGATGCAATAGCGAATAATGTAAACCAAATTGACTTCATTAAAACTGCTTCGCAGTTTTTGATTATCCACAAAATCAATAGTGGTGAGTTTATAGACTATAGAAGTCTTGCAATATTGGATGAAGAATCCATGAAAGCATTTATGAATTCCGTGATCGATCATATTGTGGTGCTAAACAGGCAGATTACCGAAATAGTGTTTAAAAATGGCTTATCGCACAAATTATTATACAGATAAAAAGTCCCCGGAACGGTTGATTTTCCGGGGTTTCTTTATGAAATAATATCAATTTTATCAAACCTCTACTACCGCGTTCATCTGACAACCGAAAGTCGTCACGCAAAAAGTCAGATCTCTTCCGATCTCCTGTGCTTTTTCGCTTACATACTTCCGCGCTTTGGCAATGTAATAGTACTGTCTCTCCGGCTCAGTA